CGCAAATCACGGTCGGCACCGGGCCGACGCCGGTCGACGTCCGCGCCGTTGATCCCGGCGTTGCCGGCAACCTCGATCCCGGCTCGAGCCTCGCCTTTGTCAACGCGATCGCCGGCGTCGACGGCACCGTCACCGTCGTCGACATGGGCGGCGGCGTCGACGTCGAAAGCGATGACGAGCTCCGCGAGCGCGTGCTTGAGCGAATCCAGCAACCGCCAATGGGCGGCGCGCAATACGATTACGTCGCATGGACAAAACAGGTCCCCGGCGTGACGCGCGCATGGGCCTATCCCGAGCAAGGTCCCGGCACGATGACGGTGCGCTTTTTGATGGACGACCTTTACCCCGAGGACGACGGATGGCCGCAACCGGCGGATATCGCGACGGTCGCCGCTTATATCGACACCAAGCGGCCGGTGACGGTCAAGGATTGCTATGTCATGGCGCCGGTCAAGCAAATCCTCGACATGACGATCACCGACCTCGAAAGCAACGACACCGCGACGCAAGCGGCGATCGAGCAATCAATCCGCAACATGCTATTTGTCAAGGCGGCGCCGGGCCAAACGATTTTCCGCTCATGGGTCGAGGAAGCGATTTCGAACGCCGTCGGCGAGGATCACCACAACCTGTTCTTTGACGACGCGGTCATGCCGGCGCCCGGCTACATGGCGGTGCTCGGAACGATTCTTTACGAGTAATGACCGACAAGCATGTAAGGCGCACCGGCGACGACTACGTCGACGCCCTGGCGGCGCTATTGCCGACCGGGCCGGCCTGGCCGCGCGAGCCCGAGACGGCGCTGATGGCGCTCACGACCGGGCAAGCGCAAATCTGGGGCGACGTCGACGGCCGCGCCGCGGATTTGCTGGAAATTGAATCCGACCCGCGCACGACGACCGAATTGTTGCCGGATTGGGAACGCGCGTTTGGCTTGCCCGATCCTTGCTACACCGCGCCGCAATCCGTCGGCGAGCGGCGCCTCGCGCTCGTGATGCGGATGACGATGCTCGGCGCGCAATCGCGCGAGTTCTTTATCGGCATCGCCGCGCAAATCGGCTACCACATTACGATCACCGAATACCGCACGTTTGTCGTCGGCCTCGATCACGTCGGCGACGCGCGCGTCTATGGCGACTTGCCGCCCGATCCCATGCTCAACGAGTGGGGCGTGCCGATCATGAACGCGCGCGGCGACGCGCCGGTCGCCGACGGCGCGCTTTCCGAATGGCCGTATTACGGCTTGGGTCCTGATACCAACCGCTTTTACTGGACCGTCCACGTCGACCAGGCAAAGCTAACCTGGTTCCGATGCGCGTCCGGTCAGTGTGGCGTCGACCCGCATTTGCGGATCGGCCTTGCCGACGATCTTGAGTGCTTGCTCGGTCGTCTCAAACCCGCGCACACGCAAATCATCTTTGACTATTCCGGCCTGAGCAATCCCGGCGATCCAATGGCCGGGACACCGTAAACACAACCCTAGGACGCGCAATGTGAGCTCGGCGGCGTATGTGTACGCCATCGTTGTCGATGGCATTGTTCGCTACATTGGTAAGGGATCAACGACGCGCGTCCGCGCGCACATGCGCCTCGTCAAAAGTATCGCGCGCCGCCGCGCCGCCGGTGAAACGATTCGCGCGTCACATTTTTATAACCGGCTGACTAAGGCTTGGCTCAATGGTGCCGAGATTCAAGAAATCATTATCGTCGATCGCCTGACCGACGAGGAAGCCTATCAACGCGAGATTGCGGAAATAGCCGGCGCGCCGAGCGGGCAACTGTGGAATTATTGGAGCGGCGGCGAAGGTAGCAGCAAGGGCTATCGCAAGCCGCTAGAACAACGAGCAAAGATAGCCGAACGCAATCGGCAGACATGGCGCGATCCGCAACTAGTCGCCGAACACTCCAAACGAATGAAGCTTGTTTGGTCGCGACCTGGATATCGCGAAAAACAGTCACGCCAACAATGGACGCCAGAAATGTGCGCCGCCTTGTCGGCGAAGCGCAAGGCGCAATGGGCCGATCCAGAATTTAGAGCCAAGATGGATTCCGCGTTCTCGACACCGGAATTTCATGCTCGGCGAATTGAAGCAACCAAGCGCGGATGGACAACCCGCCGCGCGCGCCAAATAGGAGGCGACAATTAAGTACGAGCAACCCTATGGCGTAGCCGATCCCAACGGATCGTATATCAACGGCAACCCGTCGACCGGGACGATGGGCTCGATCCCGCCGGCGGCGTCGATCGAAAACCCGCAACGCGAGATCGTCAACATGATTACGTCGAGCGGCTTGACGCCGACCGACGCCGACCTTTTCCAGTTGGCGAAAGCGATCCAGAGCGGGCACGTCAATTACGCGACCGACGCCGGCACGCCGAATCAACTCGCCATTACGTTGAGCCCGGCGATTACGGGTTACACGCTCGGCTTGCGCCTGATTGTCAAGGTCGCTTACGCGAACACGACGCAAGTCGTCATCAACGTCAACGCGATCGGCGCGGTGCCGATCGTCCATGCCGATTTGTCGCAACTGGCCGGCGGCGAATTGATCGCCGGGCAAATGGTCGAGCTCGCGTACGACGGCACGCATTTTCAAATGCTGTCGGGCGGCTCAAGCGGCGGCGGCTATATCCTGATGACCGCGCCGCGCTCGGTTTATGTCAATCCGGTAACCGGAAGCGACACCGCTTACGACGGCTCGCAAGCGACGGTCGCAACGACGCATGGACCGTTCCTGACGATCCCGCGCGCCTTGCACGAGATGACGAAATACAATCTCGGCGGATGGGCGTTTAATATTTATCTCGCCGACGGGACCTATAACATCACGCAAGCCATCGTGGCACCGTCGCCGAACGGCTCGGGCACGGTCAACATTGTCGGCAACCACGGCAATCCGCGGAATTGCCTAGTTTACAATACGAGCGCCGGATCGTGTTTCATTATTTCCGCTGGCGGCAACTGGCAACTTGACGGGCTTTCGTATCGCACGACGGCGGTCGTTTCCGGCGATCCAGGCAATTGCATTTTTCTCTCGGCGTCGGCGTATGTCGTTATCGCGGCCTCGGCATTTGGCCCATGCGCCGGCTCTCATGTTGGCGCGCAAAACGCGACGCTTGCGCTTGTCACTGGCCCGGTCGAAATCTGGGGTAGCGCAACGCAATCGCATTACTATGTAGCGGCCAACGCCGCTATCGGCAATTTTCAAACGCCCGCGCCGTCCCCGCTCAACATCACGGCGGTCGTCAGCTTCGCTAATTTCGTTGTGGCGGGTTCGGGTGGATACGCCCAACCGATATGGGGGACGATCACCGGCTATGGAAATGTGAACGGGACAAAATTTGCTTGCATTGCAAACGGCATCATTGACGTGGCCGGGCGCGGCGCAAGCTATATCCCCGGTACGGTCGCCGGCACGTTCTCAACCGGAGGGCAACTGATATGATTAACCCGTTTAATCATTACTGGATCATTGCCGGCTCAAGCACCGACGTCTATTCGAGCGCGACGAATACGCTCGTCCCGGTCGCTGACGCGACCTATGCCGCTTGGGCGGCGAATAACATCGCCTCGCCGATCGTGAGCGAGGCCGAGCTCGCCGCCGTCATCCAGGCACATAACCAATTACCCGCCTGGATATTCAATGCCGCGTCGTTCATCCAGCCGACGCCGGGAACATACGACAAGCCGCAACTCGCCGCCTATAACGCCGACGCGCGCTATCGCCATGCAAGCGGCGGCGTGACGATCGGCGGCAAGCCCTACCTGACCGATCCGGTATCGCGCAACACGGTCGCGAGCGCACACGATTACGCCGTCGCCAATCCCGGCCATGTCACGCAATGGAAACTGGCCGACGGGACATTCATCCCGCTCGACGAGCCGGGGCTCGCGCATGTGTTGCAGCAAATGGCGACATTCGTACAAGCGTGTTTCACCGCCGAGAGTACGACGGTGACGAGCATCAATAGCGGCGGCACGACGACTCTCGCGCAAATCGACGCGGTCTATACCGCGATCTCAACCGTGCTCGCCTGACAATGTCGACCGTCAATATCACGGTCACCAATGACGCGGATTTCTACCGCGCGTTCCAGTACGTCACGGCCGCGACGGGTGCGCCGATCGACATTACCGGCGCGTCGATGGAAATGATGCTCCGCCGGCACGCCGAGGACGCCGAGGCGCTCTTGCGGCTGGCGACCGATACCGGCGAAATTGTCCTGTACGATCCGGTCAACGGGTTTTTTACCGTCATGATCCGCCAGGATACGCTAGAGCGCCTCGGGCTCGGCGATTACGACCAATCGCTTGTCATGACGCTCGGCGGCCTCAAGATAAAATTATGGGACGGTATGCTCGTCAATAACGCGGGGCCGACGCGATGACCGACGTCGGCATTGCGGCCAATCCCGACGTAACGATTAACCCGACCGGCGACGCGGTCATTGTGCTCGCGTCCGACGACGTCGAGGTCATCGGGACCGGCGAACAAGGGCCGCCGGGACCGCCG